GTTTTACGAGAGAACTCATAATCATCTTTTACATCTTTATCAATTGAAAGTGGTCGATCTCTTTTTACATCTGGCAAATTCTTTTCTAAACTTGCCATCATTTTTTCTTTCTTTTCCATTATTCAGTACCATCTTGTGTAATTGTAGTTACAACTGTGTAGTTATCATCTTCATCAGCGTTTGATGGACTAATTGTAAAATCCATCTCTTCAAATAGTTTTGCTGTATTCTCTTTATCATGAAAATCAATATTAATTTCTCGTATTATACCCTGATCTCCTGTAGGCCCATAAAACTTCATCTTCATTGTAAAGTCTAGTTGATAGATTAATACTCTTCGCTCTGTAAATTCACCTTCATATTGATCATCTATTTGTACACCACCTAATATAATAGCAACATCTTGTTTATGAGCAAACCCATCAACAGGAGTAATAGTTACATTATATTCTGGCGAAAAATAAGGGAGTATCTGTTCGACTATTTGTAACCCATCATCCTGATTCTTCGCCATTATATAAAGTGACATTCCTATGTCATAAGAAGTAAAATGCTTAATTGTTTTTTTCTTTGTTACATCTGAAGCATGTGTTTCTGAAACAACATTTCTTTTTTGTAATTTTTGAGTAGTATCTAATCCTAAGCTTGTAATTTCAAATGCCATTCTTGGCAATTTAACAGCCATAGGAGCGTCAAAACCAGTTTCTTGATCTAAACGAGCTAGGAATTTTTGTTTTGGCCCGTAGGCTAAAGGAACTCGTACCTGATTTAAAACGCTCCCGTCAGCGGCTTTTCGAATGACTCTTAAATTATTAAATAGTGTACCAAATACAGCAACTGATTTTCTCATTGTTGCGTGATAAAAATGATCTCCAAACATTAGTATGTCTCCGAAGGATCACCAAATGGATTTGATTCTGAAAAATCAATAAATCCATCTGCATCTATTTCAAAATCCATATTTTGAGCAGCATCATCTGTTTCTAACATTCTACCACTAGTGTTATCAGCAATACTGTCATAAAGTGTAGCAATAGTGGCAGTATAACCTGTTGTACCGCCAGTAAGTACTTTAGTATTATCAACTACAAAGGTTCTATATGTTGTTGAACCTGTAACACCAATATTAGCTAAATTGATTTGGGTTATGAGATCAGTTGATTTTGTTCTTGTTATTACTTCTCCAAATACTACCACAGCTGGAGTATCACCATCAGCTGGTACTAATATTTGACTTACAGTTTCACCTACTTCAAAATGTTCTCCTGAATTAGAAAGATTAACATTCATTGATAATTGATATGCTGATTGAGCAGATTTATCATCAATTTCTCCAACACCTGTATCAAAATCTTCATCATTGTATTCAAAGAGATTACATTGCATTCTATAAACTGGAATATCTGATAATTGATAAAATGGTTTATCATCTTCAACATATGATATTTCGAAGAATGAATTGGTCATTGGAAGGAATATAACATCACCTTCCTGTGGTCTTGGGTTATCTGCGTCTGAATATATGCCTATAATTTTTTCCCACTGTCTTCGTGAAACTATAAACGTACATTCATCTCGGATTTCTAGACCAAATTTAGAATAGAGATCACCGGCACCTTCAAACCCATCGGTATTTTCAATATACATTTCTATGAGATATGCATCATCAAATTTTGATGCTGGATCTTCGTTGAGTATGTTGTCTCTATTTACAAGAGTTCGAGGAACATAATAGACATCTTGTCCATATATCTTAAGAGATTCTATTATCAGGTCTTCGTAAAGATGTTGTTCACTTCTTACGGCCTGAGAAAAATAAACATTTCTAGGCATGTATTACCCCGTCATGAAGTCGACTGGTTTTTCCCAATTCAATCGTGCTTCTTCTACTAGTTGTTCTAATTCTTGCACTGCATCATCAAATAATTGTCTACCATTAAATGTAACTCCTCCAGGCATTACCATGCCTTCAAATTTAATTAAGTTTTGACCCCATTGCTTTTTGATTAATGCTGTTGCGTATCTTTTTAAGAAATAATCGTTATATACATCAGTAAAAGTATCTGGATCGATAATTCTATAGCATTCAACTAAGAGATGATCTCCAACTTCTACTTCTTCTGACCAATCCATGTGTATTGTAAGACGATTCATATGTCTTTCGAAATTGACATGTTTTTCATCTGAATCAATAACAAGATCTAATAATGATAACCATTGTTGTGCCATAACATATTCTGTAAGACTTCCCATAAAGCCTAAAGCATATATGTCATTTAAATGAATTTGATATCGAATATCAAACATATCCGTTGATGATACTGTTTCTCTTAAAGGTAAAACTCTTACAACATCAGTAATTAAATCATTAATAGCAATATAACCATTATCAATATCAGTCTGAGTTACTTCGTGTTTAAGATAGATTTTTTCAATAGCATCATCATGATAGTGCTGATAGAACTGTAAAGCTTCATCAACTCTATCATCGAGTTGGTCATCATCAACATTGATTTCAATCACTGGTGCACCCAATGATCTTAAGCAATAATCGATTAATGTTTGTCTACTATTTGGTTTGGCCATACTAAAATTCCTATTTAATACTATTTATAATAGTTATGTATTCAATTAAGGATTTTCTAATGCTTCTATTCTTGCAGTTAAATCATCTATTAGTTGTTTTTGTTGTTGAATAAGCTTTAACATTGGTGAAGTTAAATGAGAATAGTTTATACCTGCTAAATCAGTTTGTGTTATTGTTCCACCCTCTACAATATTTCCATCTTCATCTAATTCTCTTTCTATATCATAAAAACAAAGCTCTGGAGCGTGCTCTTCTATATCTTCTGCAATAAATCCATATTCTTTAATTCCAGTATTTTCTTCTAGATAATTTCCTTCTTCATCCATTAATCTCTTATAAAAAGTTTTAGGATTAACATTATATAACCAAGATGCATCTGTAACATCTTCTATATTCATTTTTGATGCTCGAACAGATGAGTTATATCCTAATTCTCCATTATCTTCTGCCCATACATCTCTATGCGTTGCTACTGTTTGATTTGAGAAAGCACTCTGAATACGAACAATACCACTCGGTTCAATTCTCATTCGATTAACTGGATTTCCTGTAGTAGTATTGGTTGCAAAATAGATATATCTATTTGCTTCAGCACCTATAATTAAATCTCCTGCACCTGATCCAGTCATGTGGTAGTTTGTTCCTGCCGCTCTTCCTATTGCAGGACGTGTTCCCCATGTGGTAGTATTACCAAACCAATGCACATGATTATCATTACTACTATAAAATTTTTCTCCAACCTGAGTATCTCCAGCTGAAGTAATTACAAATTTATCATCGGCCGCAGCTCCCTTTGAAATTGAAAAGTTTGCGCCTTGGTTAC